GGGGGCGGAAAAGCTGCTGGAGCCGCGCAGCCGCTCGCATCGCGAATGGATCGAGAAATGGGAAGCGCGCATCGCGCTGGGCGGGCATCCAACCAAGGCCATCGCCGAGATGTTGACGCATGCCAAGCACAGCGCCAATCCGGAGCGCACATGAACCACAGCGCCGTCATTGAACGCCGCGCGCGTGATGGCCAAAACACAACAGGGACGAGGTTGGAAATGGAAGCAGGGATGCCACGTTGGGTGGAAGACGAAATTCGGAATTGGGCGCGGTCGCAGTGGGAAGGGGATTGGCCGGGGCCACGCCGCATGGCGCAAGAAACGCCGGACCTGTGCGAGTTTCCGCCGCAGCCCGGCCACGACGATGACGATGAGCCCGTGCGAATTCCGGTGAACCATGAACGGGCGCGCCGGGTGGACGCCTTGTATGAAGCGCTGCCGCTGGCTGAGCGGCGTGTGGTGCAAGCCGAATACACGCGGCGCGCCGACTACGGCGATCTGCCCGCGCATCTGCGTCAGGACAAGGCCTGCCGCGTCATCGGTATCACGCTGCCTTACTACAAGGTGGCGTTGGGCAGTTTCAAGCAACAGGTTTGGAGGGCATTCAAATGAAGTACGCGCACGAAGTCATTGATCTGCTGGCGGCGTATCCGGGACGCGAATTCAGAATGGCCGAGATCCTGCGGCATGTCAGCCGAGGCATTCCGTTGGCGCCCGCCTCGCAAGAAGCCATGCGGCGTGGCGCGCGCCGCGTGCTCGACCATTTGCTGGATGCGGGGCATGTGCAGCGCTGTGGCGGCAACACCAAGTCTGCAACCTACGCATGGGCGGAATTGGGACACGCACTTCATAAAAACCATGCCCATTTGGGACCGGATTTGAGACAATAGCTCCGGGCCATTGCGCCCACACGAAATGCAGCCCGCCAACCTAAACGGTTCGCGGGCTTTGTTTTTTTCAGACCTGAAACCGGACTTCCATGACGCCCGATAACGCAATTCTTACGTTGGTGACGGCCGCTGCGGGCGGTGTGCCCGTGGTCTCGGCCGACGACGCGCAATCCAGTCCGCAACCGCCCTACATCGCGATGGCGGTGCGTTGGGTACAGGCAGGCCCCGCTGAAGCCGGGCCGGTTGACGACGATGGCAATCAGCCTGTGCATGACCACCGCGATGCGACCGTCGAGCTGCGCAGCGTGGGCGCCGCCGCCTACGCCGCGCTCGACAAAATGGGCCTGACCTTGCGCCATCCCGTTTACGAGGAACAGGCCGAAGCGCTGGGCCTGGCCGTGTTTGAAGCCGGCCGCATTGAACGCGTGCCGCGCGAAAACGCGGGCGCGTCCAGTGAGCGGCTGGGCGTGCTGGAACTCGGCATCCGTTACGCGCAGACCTATACCGATGTGGTCGGCGTCATCGAAACCGTGACCGGCACGATCACCACGACGGGTGGGCTCATGCCTGCCCTGGAAACCTCTTTTTCCGCGGAGACCGAGAAGGCGATGTAGCGCCCCAGGTCTTCTTAACGCAGTCCCGCCGCCCTTGGGCGGCTTTTTTTTTGGAGCCGCAAATGGCAAAAATCGACCGGATCGTCAATGTGGCGATCTCGCTGAACACCACGGCGATCAAGGAGCAGAACTTCTCTGACATCCTGATCCTTGGCGCGCATGCGCTGGCCGTCAACCGCGTCTTGGTGGTGACCGAGCCGGGCGAACTGCTGGATCTGGGCATGTCGACGAACGATCCTCTGTACATCGCCGTGCGCGATGCCTTCAAACAGATCCCGACTGTCGCTCGCGTTTTCGTGGGCCGCCGTCAAGTGGATGCGTCGCGTATTTCCGTGACGCGCGCCGCCGTGGCCGACTACGCCGTCTCGCTGTCGTGGCGTGATGCCGCTGGCGCCGTGCAAAAGGTGGACGTGAACGTGTCGGGTCTGGCCGAGAGCACCCCGCAGACGATCGCCACCGCGCTGGCCGCCGCCATCGCCGACACCGATGCGCCGGTGACCGCTACCGCAACGGGCGCCGACGTTGCCGTGACCGCCAGCCAGACCGGCCAGGCCGTCGCTATCGCCGTAAAGGGCAATGTGCAACTGGCCGCAGCGGTCAGCACCGAAACCCCGTCGGCTGCGTTGAACGCCTGCCTGCGCGAGAACGGTGACTGGTACGGCGTGTCGTTGGCCAGCCGTGTCGAAGCTGACGTGTTGGATGCCGCCGAATGGGTGGAATCGAACGAGCGCCTGTTCGGCGTGTCCAGCGCACAGGCCGGCATCATCGATGCCGCCGTGTCCAGCGACATCGCGTCCCAATGCCAGCAGAAGCAGTTCTTCCGCACGCACGTCTGGTATCACGGCCAAGCCGCCAGCGAAGCGCTGGATGCCGCCGTCGCCGCCAACCGCTTCACCTTCTATCCGGGCGGTGAAACGTGGGCGAACACGCGTCTGTCGGGCGTTACCTATGACAGCCTGACTGAAGGCCAGGCGCTGGCCGCGCACGCGAAGAACGCCAACACGTTCGAGCAGATGCGCAACTTCGCCGTGACGCAGAACGGCAAGGTCGCCGCCGGCGAATGGATCGACGTGATCCGCGGCCGCGACTGGCTGGCCGAACAGGTGAAGATCAACGTTGCTTCCCAGCTGATCAACGCGAACGGCAAGGTGCCGTACACCGACGCGGGCATCCAGATCCTGGTCAACGGCATTCGCCAGGCGTTGCTGCTGGGCCAGAGCCGCGGCCTGGTCGCACCCGACGAGATCGACGACGCTGGCCGCAAGATTCCCGGTTTTGTCATCAATGTGCCGCGTGCCGCCAGCGTGTCCACCAACGACAAGGCCAACCGCATTCTGCGTGACCTGACGTTCAGCGCCCGCCTTGCCGGCGCCATCCATGTTGCCGAAATCAAGGGCAACCTTACCTACCAACAACTGTAATCGGGGCCTACTCATGTCCGTCAAAACTTACGCACCCAATCAGGTGAAGATCGTGATGGGCGCGCTGCCCATCTCTGGCCTGGCCGAAGACACCTTTGTCACCGTGACCGAAATCGGCGAAGGCATCGCCTCTGTCGTCGGCGTCGATGGCGAAGTTGCGCGTTCGATGTCGCGCGATTCGCGTCTGCGCATCACGCTGACGCTGATGCAGACCAGCGCCAGCAACGCCGCATTGACCGCGCTGCATCAGGCCGACCGCGCCACCGATGGCAATGGCGCCGTGCCGATCTCGGTGACCGACTTGCGCGGCACGTCGCTGCACGCTTCGGACTCGGCATGGATCGTGAAGATGCCCGACGCGGGCTACGGCGCCAAGGTCGGCAGCCGCGAATGGTCGATCGAGACCGGTCCGGCCATCAACGTCATCGGAGGCAACACCTGATGAGCGCCGTCAAGGAAGTGACCATCGGTTCGACGGTCTTCCGTGTCTCGCGGTTTGATCCGTTTCGTCAGTTGAAACTGTTGGGCGACCTGCAAAAGGAAGTGCTGCCGGCCGCAGGCTCGATGCTGACCGCCGTGTTCGGCGGCGACGGCGCGGCGCAGGAACGCGACGAAAAGGCGATGTTGAACGCCTTTCGCGAACTGTCGGTCAAGCTGGGCGGCGACAGCCTGGCCAGCTGGGCCGAACGGCTGATCGACGCGGAACTGGTCAGCTTCGAGCTGGCTGGCCGCGAGCCTCAGAAGTTGACGCCGGCGCATCGCGGTCTGGCGTTTGCGGATTACGCCGAAATCCTGGAGCTGTTGTTCCACATCCTTGAGCACAACTTCGCCGGCCCTTTGGCGCGTTGGGCCGGCCGCTTTGGTCCGGCCCGCGCCAAGCTGGCGAGCCTGTCGGGCGGTTCGACGCAGGCTTCGAAAGAGAGTTGATCATCTGGCGGCCCATCCTGGCCCGCCACGTCAGCCTAGACGCCGTTAAACGCGGCGATGTCGACCTCCTGGACATCCTGAAGCTCAATGCGCTGATGGATGCCCAGGAGGCGGCCCAGGCTGCGGCAGAAAACAAGGCGAGGTAACGATGACCGTTGTACGAGAACTGGTAACGCTGTTGCGTTACCAGGTGGATGATTCCGGGCTGAAAACGTATCAGCAGGCGTTCCAGACGATGTTGTCTGCGATCGTGCGAGCAAGCGCTCAGGCCAGTGCGGCCATCAACCAAGCCTTGGCGGGCGCGCTGCCGTCGATGACGAACGCGCAGCAAACGGTGGGCGCCATGGTGCAGTCGCAGCGGCAGGGGGTATCGGCCGCGCGGCAACACGCCACGGCGTTGGGCGGCCTGCGAGGCGTTGTTGCTCTGACGCTGGGCGGCTCGCCCTTGAAGCGCATCTTGAGCGACATCGACGCGTGGGCGCAGACGCAGATGCGTTTGCGTCAAGCGGCGGGATCAGACGCGCAAGCGGCCGACGCCGACGGCGACCTGGCGCGCATGGCGCGCACCAGCCGCACGCCGTATGCCGATAACGTCGATAC